TTCATTAATATGCCATCTGCGAGAATGTTTAAAAACTCTTCTTCACCAACATTCGTAAACACAGAAGGTGTGTTACAAATGGAATATGTTTCTAAAGGTGGTGACCCTGAAAGTAATCCAGCATTCCTTTACTCATTTGGAGAGGGAGCAGGAACAACTTGTGTGGGTTATTTCTTCCCTTATGTAAACATTAATGATAATGGTAGACCATTGGACCATCCACCAGCACCATTTGTTGCGACTACTTATATGGCTAAACATATTTCAAATGTTGGAAATGTTACTCCTTGGACAATCGCGGCTGGTGTTACAAATGGTAGAATTACTGGAATCAATTCAATTGAACAAGATTTCACACCAGAGGATATCGAATATTTGAATCAAGCACAAATTAATCCACTAGTATTCAAAAGAAATAGAGGATTCATTATCGAAACTGAGAACACAGCTCAAACACTTGTTAAGTCAGCTCTTTCTTACATCCACGTAAGAGAAGTTCTAATCGAACTTGAAAGAGAATTATCAAGAATGTTGTTAGACTTCCAATGGAAATTTAACACGGCTGATATCAGATCAGATATTAAATTAAGAGCAGATGTTATCTGTGAAACTTATGTAAGTAAGAATGGTTTATATAACTACTTCAATAAAATGGATGAGGAAAACAACACTCCTGAGATTATTGACAACCAAATTGGTGTTCTTGATACATATGTTGAACCGATTAAAGGTATGGGTATCATCGTAAACAATGTAACAATTCTTAGAACAGGAGCTATCGCAGCTGGTGGATTCATCAACGGATAATCTTTAAGAAAAATAATTTAAAAACCCTCGACCTAAAAAGTTGAGGGTTTTTTTATTTAAATCAAACTTTTTAGTGAATTTAGATTATAATAGAGGAGATAATATATGTAATATATAAAAAAAATAATCTAAATTATATGTCAAATAAAAATAATGAAATGTCGGAAGAGGATTACCTAAAAAGACATTTACAAGACTTAGACCAAGGTCAAAAAGAAGCTTCTGGTGATATTCCTTTTGTGGAGAACCCACAGGTGAATAGAACAAGTGACTTACAATATTTCAATATGGATATCAGAGAGTTACCTTGTGGTCAATTCTATCCTACAGGAACACTATTTATGGTTCGACCAGCACAAGTTAGAGAAATTCAATCTTATGCAATGGTAGATGACAACAATTTCTATGATATTGTTGAAAAAATGAATGATATGCTTCAAGCATGTGTTCGTATTAAATATCCTGATGGGAAAATAGGTTCTTATTTAGAGATTAAAGACCAAGACAGATTATTTTTAATTTTCTTAATTAGAGAGTTGACATTCCAACAAGGAAATGCGTTAGCTGTTACTGTTAAGTGTGGTTGTGGTCAGGAGTTGAAAGTTGAATTAGTAAGAAATAACTTTGTTTTCCATGAAATGGATGAGAAATTAGAAAAATATTTTAATATCGGAACAAAAACATATCAGTTTAAAACTATAAATGGTAAATTCTTTGATTTGACTCCACCAAATATCGGACTTCAAAAATCTTTCACTGATTATATCATTCGAGAAAATCAAGATAAGAAAACTCCAAACTTAGCCTTTTTGAAAATTATTCCTTTCTTAATGGCTGGAAGAACTTCAATTACTATTGATGGTGTTAAGTCAAAAGTAAAAGAGTTTGAAGAAATGGATGATATTTCTTTCCAGTTCCTTAATGCAGCTGTTGGAAAGATGACTATTGGTATTTCTGAATTAAAATCAACTTGTGAGTGCGGTGAGGAGGTCCGCACAGATATGCAATTTCCCAACGGAGCCGCAGGTATTTTCGTTGTTCCAGATGCCTTTGACGCATATATTAAAGAATAAGTTATTACTTCAAAAACACTGGAGATTACAAGAATCTGCAATTGATATGTGGCCATTCTTTTTATTAGAAGAGAACATCAAACTTGTTAATGAACTTGCCGAGGAAGAAGATAACTCTCGTAAGAAACAAGAAGGTGAGCAATCTAAAGGAATGCCAAACTACGATGGTATGATGAAAAATATGAGTACTCCTAATCTTGGAAACTTTAGTATGCCAAGCTTCTAATTACAAACATTATAAAACAAAAAAACCCATCAAAATTTTTGATGGGTTTTTTATTTGTATTATTATTAATATCCAGAAACCAATGGTGGTTCGATTCTGAAACTTTGGTCGATATACTCATCAATAAAGTAGTCAGCTACGAAGTCTAATGCAACGTTTTCAATAATAGCGTTAGAGCTCCAGTCTAAAGAGTATCCAGCAATTTTCTTTAATTGTACGTTTTGGAAAGTTACTCTTCTTAAAACTACACCTTTTTTATCATGTTGGTTAACAATAACTGTTCCGATGATGTCAGATTTATAGTGAAGTGCACCATTTTGAGAGTTAAATACTAAATCATACCATGCTTTCATTGTATTCCAAGTCTCCATAGAACCAGCTTGATTCACGTTTACTTGCATTGGAATAGAAAATGCCACATCCGTTTTTGTCGGAGGAGCCATGAATAATCTTGTAGAGTATTTAAATCTCTGAGTTTTTTCTGCAACGTCAAATTCAGTTAAGTTCAAGTCGATTTTAGTTGCGTTTTGTAGCAATAAGATAGGGTCTCTTCCCTGTGCTTGTAAGATAACTGGTAAGATAAAAGTTATCTCAAACAGGTTTAGGTAAGCTACTTCATCAGGTAGAGTTCCTGGTCCACCCGGTGATCCGGCATTTGTCACTTGTGTAAAATGTGGTAGTGGCATATTTTTTTAATTATTTTTTGTACTTTATATATTTTTCATGGTTTTACCTCTAACCCATTTTACTTCAAATATGTTGTAAATTTTGCCTTTTCCACTTTTTGAATTTAATAGATAATTTATGGATTGTAATTATAGATACTGTGGTAAGGAAATAAAATATGGTAGACCTGATAGAAAGTTTTGTAATAAGAATTGTAAATCAAAAGAAAAGTCAATTATAAAAGAATTAAATGCTTTAAACAGAAAAAGTAAAAAAAGTAAAGACTTTATACTTAAATCGGAAATTAAACATAACAATAAGTATAATTATGACTTAGTCCTTTATGAAAACTGTAGAACCAAAATAAAGATAATATGTCCTATTCATGAAATATTTGAGCAAACACCAGACGCTCACTTATATTCGGGTAGTGGTTGTCAGAAATGTGCTAGGGAAGCTAGAAGAAAAACTCAAATAAACGAACAAAGTGATTAGTAAAACTATTTTGTGTTTTTAGACTATAAATATTAAGTAAAAAAGTATATTATAATATGGCAAAAATTTACCTAATAGGTGATACACACATTGGATTGGGTTATCCTAATTCAGTTGATAAGTGGTATAAAGTTCACAGAGAATACTTTCAAGATTTTCTTATTCCAACTCTGAAAAAAAGAATTCAACCTGGAGACATCATAGTTCATTTAGGTGACTTATTTGATAATAGAAATGTTATTCCAATTAATCTTCTTAATTATGGAATGGATGTGGTTGAAGAGATATCAAAGATAGCTCCTCTTCATATCATTATTGGAAATCACGACCTTTGGTCTAAATCAGCTTCAGAAATTAATTCAATTAGACCTTTTAGATACATTCCTAATGTTACTATCTATGATAAAGTAACTAAAATTGAATGGAATGGTAAGTAAATTCTAATGATGCCTTATATTGAAAAGAGAATCGAACAAATAAAAAATATTGATGAAAATAGAGATTGTGATTATTTGTTCTGTCACTCTGATCTAAATGGTTGTAGAATGCACCTTACTTCAGTTGCTCATAAAAACTCTGATAAAATTGATATTGAAAACTTTTCAGCATTCAAAGGAGTTTACTCAGGTCATATACATTTAGTTCAGACTAATAAAAACTTTACTTTTGTTGGTTCGATTTTTCAAATGGATAGAAATGATTATGGTGACCAAAAAGGAATTTTCGTTATAAATACTGATGATAACAGCGAAGATTTTATTCCAAATAAAGTTTCACCTGTATTTAAAAAAGTAAGAGTTACTGATGAGGATGGTGTTCAAACACTTGAAGCATTAAAAGATTCTAAAGATTATATTGATATTGCTATATCTAATAATTTACTTATATCTAATAGAAAATTAAGAAGAAAGTTGGAAGTTATCTTAGAAAAGAGTAATTTTGCTTCTGTTGAATATATTGACGATATCACAAAAGAGTTACAAGATGATGAACTCAATGAGTCAATTGAAATAGATGAAGAAACTATGGATATTTCAATTTCATTAGATTATGAAGATTATGTTAAAGAGTATATTCTAAAACAAAAATATGATAATGATAAATTCAAATCTGGAGTTATTTCAGAATTTGATGAAATAATTAAGATTTATAAAGATAATTATAACGCACAAAACGATTAAAATGGACCCTATTGAAGTGTATAACAGATGTTTATCTGAAAAACCGTATTCTAAGGAGCTTAAAATATATTCTAAAAGATATTTACAACGAGTTGTTCAAGAGCTTGTTATTATTGAAGAGTATGAAAAATGTATAGAGTTGAATAAATTTATCAAAAATAGATTTATTTTACCAGTTTTGTTAGATTGATTTTTAAATCACCACTTCCTTTTATTAGTCTGTGATAAACACCCATTGGTATAAGAACTTTATCTATTACTTTAGGTAGTTCGTTATCTATTTGAATCATCCAATCTGTATCACCAATAGATTCAACAATACGATTTTCGTAGTCTCTATGCCACATAAACTCTCCAGAGTCAGTATCTTGTTTGAATTCTCTAATAAATTCATTATCACTTAATTTAGTTTCTTGAAATGGGAGTGTCATACACCTAATTTTCATTTAATCAATAGTTCTTTTTGGCACCATTGTATATCCTGTATTTTTATCAGTGAATGGAAGTCTTTTGATAACTTTAAATTTAGATACTTTACTAAGAGGTATGTTTTCTGGCTCA